CGGCGTATAGCGCGGATCGCCCATAATCTGAAATGCGTTGCGTACGACCGTTTCATAAGCCGTTGCCACGGCCGATTCCATCCATTCCCTATTGATCGAGGCCGCCGCCGCAATCAGGCCGGCCTCCGTCGCGGTGCGCGCATCTTCGGCGCCGCCCTGGGATAGATCGTTGACCTGCGTCACCATATCGACCAGCTGCTGCGCTCGGTCCTGGAGCGCGTACTGCTCCCCGGGGACGCTGCCCCAGCCGATTTCTCTCATGGCCGAGTCTGGATCTTGTACGACGTGGAACTCGCCATCGTTGCCCTTGCGCAGCCGATCCACCAGCTCGGGGTTCGCCTGCGCTTCAGACTCGCGTACAAGCGCCTGCCTGGCCGAGCGCTTCAGCATGGCCGACTGCCGGCTCATGGACTCGACAATGGCGCCCTGGAGATCCTTGATAAGCTCCAGCTGCGGCACCGGGTAATAACTGTTGACAGACATGTCGAACTTGAGCGGGATAAACGGCAACCCGTGTTCGACTAACCAACCGGCGGCCGGCTGGCCGTTTTCCAAATCGAGCACCGGCGTTTCGCCGTCCTCGGCAAACATCGGCGCGCCCAAAATATCGACCCGTTGGTCAAAGTGCATCTTCGCGAATGGGTGCTCTATGTCCTGGATAGGCTCTTCGACGCCATCGGCAAACATGATTTGCCGGCGGTTCATCCTGTCATGGATGCGATCGACGAGGACGAAATCGCCATTATCGACCGACTCGCGCACCGCCTTCTGCTCGTCCGTTTCCGACCGCTCGCGCTGCGGCTCGCCGAATACGAGATCGTCTTTATCGTTGACGCTTGTCGCTTTTATCTCGCGCCGATGAGATATATTATCGTCGTCTTTTAGCTGCTTCAGCGGCACCCACATTCTTTCCCGGATATATCGAGCGTGGCCGATCATATGCGGCGGGCACTGCGGATCCACGTGGACGAACCCAGGCGGCACCCGGGAGACACAGACGAGATCCTCGGCCATTGAATCATTCGCCACATACGGCGGGATCAGATCGTCCCCCGGAGGATTATAATCGACCCTCAACCAGCCGATGCCGCAGGGTAGCGCGTCGAAAATGGCTTGATGTACGTGAGGTTTGACATTCGCGAGGCGCAGAAAGGCCGAACTGGCGCGCTCCAAAATGTCCGAAATCGGGAAGCCCTCGCCCTCGTCGTCCTCGACCGTCACGAACAACTTGGGATAGTTGAAGGCGATAGCCGCGATCAGCTGCCGGCAAACGGTGTAGAATACGGGAACCCGGATCATCTCGGACACGTCCAGGTCGCGGATCTGCTGATCAAATTCGAGATTGTGGAGATCGACCAGGTTTTGCCACTGTTTCATGCGCTCTTTATAGAGTCCGTCGAGCACTTCCATTTCTCGACGCCAGAACGTGACTTGCCGCTTCGATAAGGCCATATTTTTCTCTAGTGTGTGCCGGCCCCATCCGACCGGCACACACGCAAAAAGGGCGCTCTCCCGACCGGCGGGATGGCGCCCTTTTATTACCGAAATTTTAAATTACTCGATATGAACCTACGAATATCTCGATTTCTGCTTGCCCATTGATTCGAGCAGGTCGATAACCTGCGCGCCGGCGTTCGGCCGGCTGTCCGTCTTTTTCACGGGCCTGGGTTTGTACACGTGATTTATTATATAGCGCAGGCCATCGGCCGGATGGTCATCGCCGCCCTTTTGCACGTCCTCGGGATCGTGCGGGTCGCGCTGCACTGCCGCCAGCGATGAAGCCACCCGGTCGGTGCGGCCCCGGAAAAACTTAATGCGCTTCGAGTACATGAGATCCTTGAGATTGCGCCAGCCGTTGACCCTGTCCATGTTCGCCCGGGTCAGGTGGATACCCTGAGCGGCGAACGAATCGCGCGGCGCCAGCGCCTGGCTCGCTTCACCAGGTGCGCGGCTTGTCCACATATCGGACGGTGCCAGGTGTAGCTTGGGCCGGCTTTTTCGGATGAACGGGCAATTCTCGACCATCGCCTTGACGCCCCGCGCATGATCGGCACCGCCGGCTTCGGCTCGGACATATTCGTCGATGATCCACAGATCATCGTCATAATCAACGGCCGCGATGCCCCACCAGGTCGGATTGTGCTCGCCATAATCGCCGCCGCTGAAAACGCTCCAGCCTTCAGGAATTTCAAACGGTTCGACTTCGGCCTCGTTCCTCGAAAACATTGAGAAATAGCTGCCGACGATTGCATCCCAATCGCCTTCGAGCCAGGCGCGCACCAGCTCCGGGTCGCCCACGCCCTTAAGCCGGGATATATAACCCGGGTCGCCGGCCAGCCCGATCTCGTTGTCGCGCACCCGGCTGGGCACGAACATCCGCGCCAGGCCGCTTTCGTCGTCGTGGTGCAGATGATAGCCGTGCGGATGCCGCCCTATATTGAAATAAGCCTTAATCTCGGCATGACAGCGGCCGCCCGGGTTGCCCGTGGCCCTGATTCGCTTTTGCTTCGCCGGCCCGCGCAGCCTGGATTTCATCTGGTGGTACGGCTTCAGGCTCGGCCAGTTCGGCAGCTCGTCCCAGCCGATCCAGGCCAGGCTCCACCCCATATATCGTTGAAAATGCTTTTCGCTCTCCATGTGCCGCAATCGCAGGAGCGCCCCGCTTTTGAAACGCCAGGTCGATTTACCGACCAGATACTCACCGCCCAGATATGGAAATATCTCGTGGCTGCGCTCTATGATATCCTCCAACTCCGGCGACGTCTGGCGAAATAGCACGCCCGACCAGGCCGGCCCCTGGTGGATATCGCTGGCGAAATCGCCCAGGAGGAAATCGCTTTTGCCCCCGAAAACAGCGCCGCCGTAGAACAATTCTTGACATATATCGGCAGCCGCGCAGGCGTCCGACTGCGGCCCGTGCTGCGGCCGCCAGGCCACCGGCACTTGTTTGACCGCCAGGCTCATGTGGTGCCGTTTCCGTTGGCCTCGTGGCCGTTGCCGGCCATCTCCCCGAACACCTGATCAAGCCGGTTGCCGGCCGTTTGTTCGAGCCAATCGCTATAGGTCGCCGGCCGAGGCGGTGCGTCGAGTTGCCGGTGTTCTATCGGGCCACCGTCCGGCCCCGAATGTTCCCAGGCCGCCTTGTCGGTTTGTCCCAGGACTTGCTTGCCCAGCCATATCAACATGACCACGTTGCCCTTTTCTACGCCTGCACGCCACTGCGCCCGCTTTAATGATATATCCCGCATATCTTTACCCCGGGCAAACGCTTCCGCAAAGGGTTTCTTTTTCAGGTACCGCTGTATGGTCTGCCGCGAAACTTTGAAATAGGCCGCGATCTCTTCGTTCGATGGGTGCATTACGGCCAGCGCCTCCAGTGCTTCCGGCGTCAATTCAACGGCTTGTTTTCCCTGAGCCATGAATTCCTTCTTTGAATCGTAACAAGTTAAGCCGCCACCGATGCGACCCCGCGCTCTTCGGCCACCTCGCCAAATGTGCGCCCGTCGCCTTCGAGTGTTGCCTCCAGGCCGGTGAATATCTCCCACCGCTTCACAATTACATCACAGTAGGAAGGGCTGATCTCCATGCCGTAGCAGCGTCGGTTCAGTTGCTCGGCTGCAATGAGTGTTGTGCCGCTGCCGAGAAATGGATCGTATACGTCATCGCCCACCTCGCTCAGCAACTCAAGCAGTTTCAAGCCAAAACCGAGTTGTTTCGGACAGTCGTGCGCCTCTAAATCCTTCTGCACGACAATAGGCTGCACGATAACATCGTGACCCTTGGGCCTATGTGGCTTGCCGTAGAACAGCACTGGCTCCCAGTTGCAGAAGCCAAACGGCGAGCCGAGCATTGCGTTCCCTTTGTACCAGCACAACATCCAATGCCATGCCTCAATGCTCGCCCACATAACAACGTTTGAATGACCGCAAGAGAATGCGACCCTATCGCACTTGGTCTGCGCGATGGTGAACCACCGCACAGACCACCCCTCATAGTCAGCCTTGGTGTCATCTGTCGATACGTCGTAATCACGGCCCACATTGTACGGGGGGTCGGTCAGACACAACGGGACATCGTGTGGCATCAGCCGCGCCACATCCTCGCCGCTGGTGCTATCGCCGCACAGGAGCCGGTGGCCGCCCAGGAGCCACAGGTCGCCCGTCTTGCTTATAGGCACCTCTGGCGCGTCCGGCACCTCATCAGCGGCGCCCTCGTCCCCCTCTTCCTCGTCGTAAAATTCGTCTTTAAAACTTTCCAGGTCGAAATCCGGCAGATCCGGCAGGTCGAACTCGGCCAGGGAAATATCATGCGTCTGCGTGAACTCGTACAACCCCTGCGGCTCAACCTTGCCGTAGGTCGAGGATAGAATCAGGAGCTTTTCGGCCGCTTCGGTTTCCGTTTCGGCCTCGATGTCTACCACCGGCACGCCGCCGGCCAGCTCCCAGCCCTCTTTTTCAATGACAAATAGCCGTTGATGCCCGTCTAATATTCTATTTTTCCAGACGAAAACCGGCACGAAAAAGCCATATTTTATAATGCTCGCCTTCAACTTGTCATATTCACCGACCGACAAAGTTTTGAGCATCCCCTGGAAACGGTGCAGATCGCCCAACGGCACCCGGCGCAAACGCCCGTCCTGGTCGCAGGTGATTTCTATTTGTTCCGTTTCCGCCACGCTACACCAATTTAATAAATCCCGGTTAACCTTAAAAAAAGGCCGCGCCCCGCAAAACCCACACGTCAGCCAACGCTCGGGAAAAATCGAGGCGCGGCCACCGGCCAAAATGGGAGGAGTAGCCCGGGCCGGTCGTAGAGAGTACGCTACAAATATCTTCGACAGCGGGGATTTGTCAAGCGGGCACCCGGCGCGGCCGGCCACGGAAAGCGGGAGGTTAATTGTTTTCAATTAACCTTGCAAGGGTTTTATAAAATGTGTAATATTCAAGGGTCCGGCACGTACTCGACCAGATCCTCGATTTTCACCTGGTCGTCTGGCGCGCTCAGGACTTTACACATCCGGGCGATCGTCTTTAAATGCACGCCCCCAGGATCAGGCATATTTAATACTTGGCTAAGATATTGCCGGTGCCAGCCCAACGCCTCGGCGAGAGAGGTCAGCGTCTTGAACCCTCTAAGAACCCTATATCGTGCGATCTCTTCGGTCTTTATACGTAACATATCAAAATTTTCCATACCTATAAGCTATTTTAAAACTGGCATATTGTCAATAATAAAATTGACATAAAAAAGGTAATAAACTTTTATATGCAAGTTAGCACTTGACAGATCAATAGCAATGTAGTATCTTTAAGTAGGTTAAAAAAAGCGCCGGAACCGCGAATACTTGGACGGTTTTCGTGGTTCCGGCTAAAACGGCCCACCCATCAAATAGGAGGCGTTTATGTTTGAAAATGTAACCAACAAAGTTGCGATCCGCAACTTTAAACTGGCGCGCCCGCGCCAGCTGCCGACCTGCCCCAACGGGCACGGCACCCTCGTCCCGGCC